TGCAGCCTTTGTTGTGGACTGCATTGCGTCTGGGTCTAGACCCATTGAGGCGCGGGATACGCCAGTTTTGTTTTCAACTAACTGATCCATATATGTCAGTGCGCTAAGTGTCTGGCCTGCAGTAAATGGAACTGTAAGCTCCTGAACTGACCCAGCCTGACGCATACGCACAACCGCACCAATCTCGTTATTCAGCACGTCATCAATATTGACTGCGCCATCAACAATGCCAATGCGTGGGTTGTTTGTCATAGCCACGTTGTCCAGCACACCACGCAAGATTGACGTGCTTGCGTCTTGATCATCCATGACAATCTCAGCAAGAGAACGCCCATAGAATGTGTGCGGCTCAGGATCAACCTCAAACACAGCAAACGGAATGTCGTCTGCAGGCTCAAAATCTAGCAGCTTATAGTTGCTGCCACCGCAGATAAAGCGATGCAAAACTGGTACGCCTGTACCATCCACATCAATCTTCATATACGCTTCCGTAATTGCTACGTTGCGCATAGCTGGATCGCCAGACTGATCCTCATAATCATCCTGACTGTATCCACGGCGCTCAATCTCTTCCGCCTCTGAAATGTCAGACGCGCCATACAGGCTGTCTAGGTCATAAACATCCTCAAAGTCATAGCCCATCTCAACCAACTCGCCCACACGCATTTCTGTGCGATGAGCTACAACGTATGCATCTTCAATATTACGGGCTTGTGAGTTAATGAAGAACTCTTCTGGCGGCACACTGTCAAAGCGCATGCGACCTTCTGGCATTTGTCTGCTGATTTTTAGATCATGCACAGGTAACTCTATCTCTGCACCCATTTCATCAACGCTAATAGATGTAGTTACGGTATGTTCTAAAACCGTAACCTCATCGCCAGACACAATCATCGTGTATTCTTCATCTGTCAGATCGCTGTAGGTGAAGATTTCTGCGCGATACTTGGTTTCCCAATATGCTTTGATAATGCCAGTTTTCTTAACTAGCGCATCGTGAAATGCGTCATTTAGCACACGGTAGCCATCGTTTTGATTAAATACATAGTGCATGTATTCTGTGGCCTGCTCTGCCATTGCCACATCCTCTGGGCCACGTGGCACAAACTCAACAGGCTTAGCAGTAGACATAAACACACGCATAAGGCTTGGCTTTACGCTGCGGATTGTGTCGCGCACCTTAGTTGCCACAACCCTGCTGCGACCATCCTCATAGCCAATATCTACCTCACCATCAAAGTAGCGCTGGGCCTTGATGCGGTCATGTGTAATTTCGCTCTCAACAAAGTCTACAGCCTGCGCAATCGCGTCCTGCAGGATACCTTCAATCTCGCGTGTGTCTTTTGCTTGTGGCTGCATGTTATTGCTCCTGCATCTGCGGTAATAGGCCCGTTTCGCTGCCCGCCTCTAAGCCTATAAGCGCGCGTATTTCACTTAGAGATATTGACTTATTTGGGGCGACCCCTGTTGCCAGCATATCTTTAATTTGCTCTGCTGACTTTAGCGATCTAGCTTCTGCTGCGCCCTTCGCCGCCATTCCTGTTGCGGTTACGCCTAGCATGGCTGGATTGTAGGCAATTGCGCCGACATTTAGAGCCTGCATAAGCCCACCGCCAGACGGTGACATTTTGCCTATAAGCCTAAGCATATTGTCACTCATCTTGCCGCGCACGAACTGCTCCATCACCCTGACCTCTGCATCATCGAAGAATTGGCTTTTCTTTTTGCTTGCAAGGATATTCTTTACCGCGCGGCGATAGTTGTTAACGAGGTTCCCACCAGAGCCGCTTGTTGCAGTGTCTAGCTCTGCTTTTCTAAACGCATCCTCAAGCATTTCTAGTTTCTTGTATCGCTTGTTTGCTTGACGCGCAGTGTCCATCAGGCGATTGGCAGGCGCTTTTGCCTCTATCGCCTCATCTATGACATCAATTATTTCACGAATGCCTTGCTCGTTACGCGCGGCGCTATATCTCTTATACAGGCTTTGGCGTAGCTTATCTAGCTGGCCCACCGTCATGGTGCTGTCCATTCGCGACTGTATAGTTTTCAGAGCAGCCTTTGTCTGCAAATCAACCTCTGGGACATAGTTGAATTTAGCGACTGCTGCGTTTGACTTAGCAACAATCTGATTTACTTCGTTGGGATCGAATTTAACGCCAGACTTATCAACCTTACTGTAAGCTGCGTTTTTGGCGTCACGTAGGCTTTGCAGCGTCGGACGCTCGACAGACCGCTTAAAGGTCTTATTGACTACCTTTGCTCCAGCCGCAGGCGATGCGAATGCACCAATAATTCGCGCGGGTAGCTCCATTGATGGGGCATACTCTTGCGCAGCTTGCCCCGCAGCCTCGCTGCCTGCACCAGCCGTTCCCGCGACTAATGCTCTACGCGCAATGCCCGCAGGCCCACCAACTACTGCAGAAGGCAAGAACTCAGATATTGTTTGCACGTACTCACCAGCAGTCGTTTGGGGGTCATACTCCTCTGCAGGAAATGCCTCACGAAGTGCCTGCCCTACACTTGATTGCAGAACTGGGGTCTTTTCATCAACATCATATCCAAAAAAGTCTTTCGCCTCTTGATACGACCTTACCCCAAGCCTGCCTAGCATCTCTATTGCCTCTGGGACAGCAATAGCGCCTTCACGCAGACCACTCTTTAAAGCCATTTTTATATCTTCTTCCTGAGACACTTGAGGTTGCGGCTCTGTCTCCACAATGGGCTTTTGCGGTTGGCCTTGCGCTTCATCTCTAAGTGCAATTGCAGCCTGAACTAGCTGACGCGCTGCGGCCTCATCCCCCGCTGCGTCTGCGTTTCTAGCTGCATTCATGTATTGTTCATATGTTGCCATTAGCCGTACTTATCCAAAAGCTCTTGATCTGTTGCTTGAGTGCCAGATTTGCCAGTTCCCATGATTGCATCTATTTCATTTTGGCTAAAGTAAGCAGAACCACCCTCAGTATCCAAAATGCGCCTCATTGATTGCTGGTACTGCGTTTCTAGGCGCTCAAGGTTTCTTATCAACTGATCTGCAGATTGAGATGTTTTTAAGCTGCCTAAGCTGGCTTGCAGCGCGTTAAGTTCTTGCACAGCAACCTGCCCAAGCGCCCCGCCTGTCGGACTTTCCTCGCGCATTCTTTGCAGTCTATCAAAGCCAATATTTGAGCGGATCGTTTCGCCAAGCTCATTTACATCAACTGCAGTTGTGAAGCCCATTCTTAGCAGTACGCTTCCGATCATGCCAGTTGTGAGAACAGGGTTAGCCTCAATCTTCTTTTTCATTTCACTAATGTCACCAAGAACAGTTGTGCCTGAAGTAACCTTGGCCTCTGTCTGCTTAGTGATGGTATCTGCGGCCCTCTTCGCATCTTGCTCTGCCTGAGAGCCTGCTATTGGCTGCACTTGGTATGTAATATTCCCTTGCGCATCTCTACCCTGAACTAACATGGTTCCCTTTTCAAGAGGGCCAAACTCAACTGGCGCACCAGAGCCGTAAACATCACCGCCACTGAGAATGTATTTTTTATACTCATCTGATCCCGCAGTTAAGCCCGCTGCTTCAGCTTGCTTCATTAGGGCAGTCCTGCTGTCCTTCATTCTAGCAAGCTTTATTCTATTCTGCATCTCACGCTCCTCCGCAGCAAGTTGGAACATCTGAGAGACCGCAGTTTTACCTGTGATCGCGCCAGACTTAACCTGCTTAGCAAGCTCAGTTTGACCTGCGCTTTCCAGCATGTTGACTGTGCGGTTTTTGCGGATGTTAGATGCGCGGCGCTCCTGCGCTGCTTGTAGCTGAGCAGGTAGATTTTCGTCAGGCTTCATGCGCATGCTGTTTAGCCAGCTTGCAAATGCTGCTGCCTGATCGCTACGCTTGGCGCGGCGCTCCTGCATCGCAAGGTCATCCTCTGTCATACCAAATCGTTGCATGTCTTGCTCAGCCATAATTCTCTCCTAGCGCATACCCATCGCCATAAATGGCAATGTTAAATAGTCAAACAGACCCGGCTGTTTTGATTGCGTTGTTGTTGACTGATTAGGTACAACACCAAGCGCTGCCAGTGGTGCGGCAAGTGATGCTTGTGGCGCACCTGTGTAGCCTGCGTATTGCTGACGCGCTGCATCAATCAATGTTTGCTGCAATGCCTGCTGCATCAAGCCCTGACGCTCTTGCGCTGCAGTAATGTCCTGACCTGTTTGGAATGCTTGCTGACCTAGGCCGCCAAGCTGTGATGCCGCGCCCAAGCGTGCCGCGCGATCCTGCATTGCTGCATTCAGCGCCTGAGTGTAACCCGCTTGACGCTGTTGCGCTGCAATATCGCCTGCCATGCGCCCGTATTCGCCAGCCATAACACCCTCTGCAACACCTTGACGTGATCCACCGAATGCGCGGGCTGCTGTCGCCTGCGCACCTAGCTGATTTGCTGCCATCTGGCGTTGGCGCTCTATGTCGGCTTGCGTGCGCTCAACGACTGCCTGCGTGTAAGGGTTCATGTAAGCGCCAACCTGTAGTGGAGCCTGCATTGCTCGTTGCGTGCCGCCGATTGCACCTTGTAGCGCGCCTGCTGCCGCCTGATTTACGTTGAAGCCACCTGACGGTGCCGCTGTGTTAGATGTTGCACCCGCTTGCGGTGTTGGGGCTGCCCCTCCATATGGAACAAAATTACCTTGCGGATCGTAATAACCCTGAACACCGTTTTGAAAAATGCCACCTTGTGTTGTTAGTTGAGGTTGCTGATTTTGTGCTGGGACGACAACTCCGCCGCCTCTGGATCCTTGGCCTGCCATGTTAAGCGTCCTTCCTCAGTGCTGATACAATACGCCCGACAACGTATAGTGGGGGTTCCATAACTTTACAAAGAACGCGCCCAAATAAACTGTCCTCTGATTTTCCTTTGGTCAATACATGACGTAAATGCTTTGTTCTTTCTGATGCAGCATATGCGCCTATACTCGTAATAATCTTACTGAAGCGCATGCCCTTTACAAATGGCTGAAACACCGTGTGATAGCCAACTTGATGATAAGGCGTAAGATGCTTGCGCTGGTAGACGTGCCAAGTTTTCATCGCATAGGCCCAATCATCTAACCGCGTTTGACGATACATCTCTGTGCAGACAATAGATTTATCATCGCCGCCGCCATTACCGCCGCCATCATCACCGCCTGAGCCGCCAAACGCTTCAAGCGGAACTTGTGCCTCTTCCATCGCCTGAGCTTGGCTTTGGTTCATCAATGTTCCATTTACATTAACGATTGGATCGCTCTCGCTATTTAATACAGCGCCTGTTGCAATAGTTGCGCCTGTCGGGATGACAGTTGCGCCAGAGCTAGTTGTTGGAACAGGGTCATTATCATTGCTGCTGCTTGTGGGCGGCAAATAAGATGAAATATCATCTGCCGCAAGAATTTCATCAGCGAAACTTGTGTCGCCATAAGTTATGTTTGTCGCGCCGCCCCCAGTAGGATCATAGGTGCTATCTGGTGCGTCAATAAGGCCAACAGCCTGACCTACTGCAGTAGGCATCCCAGCAACTGTTTCCACTATATTGCCAAATGCATCCTGAACCCCGCCTATAAACCCAGTTGTGGGATCATCTTGGTAGTAGCCGCCGCCAATGTTTTTGATGCCTGCCGCAGACATGGACGCACCCGCAAGTGCATACTGCGTTGCTGCATCATTGGACGCCGCATCAAAATCAGCGCTGGTCAGTTGGCCTGCTGGTTTGGTGACGCTTCCACCATCGTCTGTTGTGTACGTGATTAGCTTGTCTTTATTCGCTTCAGCTACACCCGCATTGTATGCTGGGTTATCTTCTGGCCTTGCTGTTCCCGCAGTAATTTGCTTGCCGTAATCAATAAATGCTTGGTCTATTGTTTCGTGGGCTATGTCTCTGTGACCACCGTAAGTTGTGTAATCTGAGCCGCCAGTTGTGCCAACGCCACCCGTATCCACAAATGACGTACCCCCACCACCATCACCTGTATCAACAGGCGCAACAGGTGTTTGCGGGAATGCAGTTGTGTAATCAATCGGTGCAGCAACATTAGAGCCGATCTGACCGCTAACTGGATCAATGAATAAGCTCTCTATTAAGCCAATTTGCGCTGGGCGTCTGGAACGCAATTCACCAAGCGCTTCCTCATATATTGGCGCAGATGAGTAACCACGAACACCACCAGCAAACTCTTGCGGTGCGGGCATACCAGCAGTAACGCCACCCGCAGGCGTTGCTAAGCCGAATGCACCAGCTTGCCCCGCTACGTTTTGAAACGCTGCTTCCTGCAGAGGTGTAAACGCTGCAACGTCTGCACCATAATATGGCACATATCCAATTTGGCTGATTGTGTCAGCGCGTGTAAGGTTACGCTTTGCCGCTTCTTCAATGTACTCAGGTACTTCAACGGTTGTTGTTGTTGAGCCGCCCTTGCCGCCTGCCATTATTCAAACTCCTTAACATATGACGCATGCAACGGCTTCCAGCCATGCTTCGTCAAAGGTTTTTTCCATCCATAGCGGCCCGTTATCGTCAACGCTACACATCCTTGTGCTTTTGAC